GCACAGCGTTTAACAAGATTAACCAAAACTTTGATGAGTTATATATTGGACCTCCACAACTTACGCAGGCTGAAATAGATGCACTCACACCAGTTTTTGGTATGATGGTTTACAATACAACAACAGGAAAATTTCAAGGATATGCTGCGGATGCGAACAATGACAGCACAGCAGGATGGGCTGATCTCCACTAAATATAGATATAGGAAGCGAAATGGCAACGATACAAACAATTAATGTAGGAAACTTGGTAAACGATGGTCTTGGTGATGATCTAAGAACCGCGTTCCTAAAGGTCAATGCTAACTTTGCTTCATTAAATTCAGAACTTACAACAACTGCTTCTAATATTGGAACCACTGGTGTGGGTATCTTTAAAGAAAAAGTTGGTGCTGATTTACAGTTTAAGAAACTAGTAGCCGGCACAAAAATGATTCTAGATGAAAACGTTGATTCTATTACAGTTAATAATACTGCTCCAGATGCGTTTATCAGAATTGACAGTGACAGTGGTAGTATATATGCTAACACACATACACAAATAACTGCACAGGGTATTGCTGCTCCGGGTTCAGAAACTGGTGTTAAAGACATTGAAGTAACTGCCGTAGGTAGTAGTTTAAACTTTAAAACTATTATTCCTGTTACAGAATACCTTACTACATATGATTTCGGATATATTAATCCAACATATGATAACGCAATACAACTTGCACTTCAAGCAGGAAACATTGAATTCGGAACTTTAACATTCAGCTCAGATTTGGAATTAGACTGTGGCGGTCTAACGTAGGAGGTAACTAATGGCTGTAAACTGGACAACGCCAGCAGGGGACCTTGGAATACTTGAAGAAAGAATTACTGTTAATATTCCGTTAACAGCAACCTCAGACACAACAGGTTTACAATATAAAGTTATTGCTGGCTCTTTACCTAGAGGTCTATATGTAGAATCTAATACTGGTGTAATAAAAGGAACACCTGCCGAAGTTAGAAAATTTACAGAATCAAGATTTGTAGTTAGAGCTCAAGACAGCAATGACGAAAAAGACAGAACATTTAAACTTTCAGTTGACGGTTCTGATATTCCTGAATGGGTTACAGCAGAAGGTTTTCTAAATGTAGGTCCAGGCGAAGCATACTTTGTTCTTGATGATGCTCAAGTTGACTTTCAACTTGAAGCACGTGACAATGATGTTGTTGCCGGCGATACTTTAGAATACTATGTGATTCCTAATTCAGGAGAATTGCCACCAGGATTAACATTATCTAAAACAGGAAGAATATCTGGATTCACCAGTCCTATACCTGCATTAGAAAATAATACAACACCTAGCGGTGCATATGATACAGCATCTTTTGATACTGTACCGTTGGATATTGCTAAAAATAGTTCAACAGGTTTTGATACATATTTCTATGATAATCAAAACTATGACTACAGCGAAGCAGCAAGAACACCTAAAAGTTTATCAAGAATTTATACATTTAGTGTAGCTGTTAGCGACGGTGTAAATGCTATTAGTAGAGTGTTTAAAATTTATGTTGTAACTGAAGAATTTTTACAAGCAGATAATACTCTAGTTCAAGTAGACACAAATCTTTTCCAAGCAGATAGTTCACGTGATAGACAACCTTTATGGATTACAGATTCATACCTTGGAAAATATAGAGCAAACAATTATGTTACAATCGCGTTAGATGTTTATGATCCTCCTTCATTAGGCGGAACTATAACACATTTCCAACTAGACACAAACCCAGACGGAAGTATAAGTCAACTTCCTCCAGGATTAGTTTTAGATAATAACACAGGAGACATTGCTGGAAAGGTACCTTATCAAGCTGCTGTAACAAAGACCTATCAATTTACAATGCAGGCTGTAAACTTCCCTGCGATTCTTGCTGAAACAACTTATACACTTGTAGGAGATTGGTCTTCTACAGTAATTTATAGAACTAACGAAGCTGTTAGATATGACGGATTTATATATGTTGCTCTAAAAGATAATCAATTTGTTGTGCCTACAGAAGATCCAGACACATGGGAATTAGGTGTTAGCACAGCAGAAAAAACATTTACAGTTGATATTATCGGAGAAATCGAAAGTGCTATCGAATGGATTACTCCGAGTGACAGAGGAACTATTAAACCTAATCAACCTAGTAGATTGTACGTAGAAGCAAAAGCATTGCTCTATGGTGGAAGAATTAATTATAGTTTAGAGTCTGGAACATTGCCTCCGGGATTAAGTTTCTTACCTAACGGAAACATAGAAGGCAAAGTAAAACAATTTGCTGACGATACTAGTTTAGGACTTACACGTTATTATGATCTAGTTAGTGGTGAAAAAACTTTTTCAACTACATTTGATAATCGTTCAACTAGTTTTGATAAAACTTTTAGATTCTCAATTAAAGCACAAGACGGTGCTAACTTTGCAGAATCTATTAGAGAGTTTTCAATTACAGTTGTATCAGATACAGAATTAACTTTTGCTAACCTATATGTTAAACCTTTACAAGTTAAATCTAAAAGATTAGATTGGTTTAATTTTATTACAGACGCAACTATATTTGCTCCAGCAGATATTTACAGATACGGTGATGGTAACTTTGGCACACAGGCTGAAATGAAAATGCTAGTGTTTGCCGGTATAGAAAGCGTAGAAGCAGTAAGTTATGTTCAAGCTATAAGCAGAAATCATTACAGAAAACGTTTTACTTTTGGTAATCTTAAAAAAGCCAAAGGAAAAGATCCAGACACTCAAGAAACAATTTACGAAGTAATATATGTAGAACTTGTAGACAATTTAGAGAAAAACGGAAAAACAATAAGTCATACAGTTGAATTGGCTGATGATATAAACAGCAAAGTATTAGTTAGCTATGCTGGAATTAGAATTGACAGCGATATTCCGCTTGTAAGTGATAGCGATGTACAAAGAGTTTTTCCAAATTCTGTTAAGAATATGAGAAGCAGAATTAAAGAGCTAGGTGTAAGAGATCGCGAATTTTTACCATTATGGATGCGCAGTATTCAAGATGATGCACAGTCTGAAACAGGTTATGTAAAAGCATTAGTGCTATGCTACTGTAAACCTGATAGAGGAGATAGTGTATTAGCAAGAATAAAACAAAGCAATTATGACTTTAAAACACTAGATTTTACAGCAGATCGATATATAATTGATATAATTAATGGTAATATACAGGATACATACCTTAAATTTCCGCAGGAAACGATTGTAAATCACCGAAATTCCAGCGGAGTTACTCAGGATATAACTGCGTAAAACGAAGATAGATAAATAATGTATAACAATATCGGAGATTAAAAACGTGGCAAGTACAATAAATTATTTAAGTATCAATGAAAACTTCCCAGTTGCCGGTGCGGACAACGATACACAAGTTTTCAGAGATAACTTTGACACTATTAAGACTAGTCTTAGCAGTGCTAAAACTGAAATTACAGATCTACAAGATAACACAGCAAAGTTAAATTTAGACAACGACTTTGAACTTAATAAAATTCAAAGAGCGTTAATGCAGAATATTAGAATGCAAAAATTTAACGGCGGAACTATTTCTGCAAGTCCTACGACTATTGATTACGAAAACGGTTCATATCAAATCTTCAGTGTTGCTGCCAACGTCACTGTTGACTTTTTGAACTTCCCAGGAGATCCTGTATTTACTGGTGAAGTGACTCCGATTGGAATGGGTAAAGTTACTTTAGAACTTTACAATTCAGGCTCAGAAAATCATACAATTACATTTATTACTTCCGGTGGTACCGTTATTAAAAAAGATCCAGACTTTCCTGGACTAGTTACACTTTCATCAACAACTGATCCAGTTTTTGTTGAAGTTTGGAGACATAGTGCAGACACGATCTTTATGCGTTATCTCGGACAGTATAGCTAATGTTTCACCCATTCTCCGAACCAGTTGAACAACTCTCAGACACTGAGTTACAGGAGCGTATTAGTGAACTCAACAGAAAGTATTTTGCCGCTCAACGTTTAGGTAAAAATAATATGTTGACACAAATCCAAACATTTGTTACAATATATAGAGATGAAGTTCGTAGACGTGCTTTACAAGACAAATTGAAAACAAATGATCAAGACAAGGATTTGGATCAACTTATAAATGTGGACTAATACAGAAAATCAATTAATCAAAGGTATACTAAAACACGGTCCTGATATACTGGAACATTGTGTTACCTCTGCTGATTTAACAAAATACAATCAAAGAATAGATTCCGAATTTCTTAACTATCCAAAAGTAAAATCCGATATTAACAAAGACAACTGGTTTATGCCAGACTCTTATAGAAATATGGAAATTGAAAAATGGATTAAAGAAATTTGTCCAAAAGATAATCTAGACAGAGTAGAACTAGAACTAGAACTGTATAAAAAGAATGATTTAATTTCATTACTAAAACAAATGAAATATATAGTAGATACATTAAGAAAGAATAATGTTTTATGGGGTATTGGTAGAGGAAGTAGTGTTGCAAGTTATGTACTCTATTTGATAGGGGTCCATAGGGTGGACAGTGTTAAATACAATATACCAATAACAGAATTCTTTAAAGGAGAATAATATGGCTAGAACAATCAGAAGTATGCGTGGTAAAGAGATTGATATGGAAAAACTCAATCTTAAAAATGAGTTGTTACCAGCAGTCGGAAATGCAAAAGTAAATGCTCGTGGTGACGAAATTGGCAAGGGTGGTAAAATTATTCGCACTCGCGAAGAAGTATTACAAGACTATTACAAAAAGAATCCAAGAGCAGTAAAAGAAGAAATCGTTCAACGCGGCAACAAACAGTAAAGGTGCAAAATGATTAAAGGAAAAGTACGACCTATCCATGGTGATGTTATCGTAACCGATATGCACTTCGGAGAAATGAGAACTAAAAGCGGTTTATATATTCCGTCGGATGATGCCAAGGCACACGGAGTTAAACCTCGTTGGGCCAAAGTATATGCCAAAGGTCCAGAAAATACCGATCCTTATGAGGTTGGCGATTGGGTTCTAATTGAGCACGGTCGTTGGACCCGAAAAGTTAAAATAGAGAACGAACTAGGCGAACATATCGAAATACAAAAAGTTGAAGTAGAATCAATTCTTGCTTGGCAAGATGTTCAGCCTGATACTAACTACATATCAAAAGAGTTCAACGACGGTGCTACAGCAACGTTTGACGCCGGTATGTTTGGCGCACAATAGTTACATCAATAACACAATTCTTTTTCAGGGCACAATCTAAATGTTAGTGCCTTTCTCGGTCCACGTGTGGTATTAATAGAGACCTCCCCCGATTTTGGATGAAACTCGATTTTAGTAATTCGAGCTTTATCGTTATGCTTTCCTACTAGGATTTCTTGTCCAACTTCTAAGTTTAATGAAATATTCTTGATCATGGGATTCTCCTTTGCTACAACGATTGTTGTAAAAATATTTACCAGAACTGTTGACAAGCATTAACAGATAGTATAAAATATATAAACACAGTAAAAGGAGTACAAACATTGTCAGTAGATTTAAACAAATATAAAGACTTTGTAGAACAAGTTACATCTGAAGAATCAAACGATAATAATCGCTTATACGGTCGTATGGGCTATTTAAATGGAGAATCGCATGGATGCCCGGTTAATATTGCACTACTTGTTACAGGCGGTATTGGACTTTCGTCTGAAACTGGAGAGCTTAATGAAATTATTAAAAAAGTCCTTTTTCAAGGAAAGCCTTGGGACGAGGACACCAAATTCCATCTTAAAAGAGAACTTGGTGATATTA